CCTTTAATAACTTCAACACCAACTGAAAGACCGCTGCGCAGGTTTTCCGACGCTTCAATTAGACTGTCTGTTCCTCGTGTGGTGTTGGAGACTTTGAACTCTGCATAAATACCTGAGCCGTCCTCAGATACATTTTTCATGCGACCAATAGGTTGTTTAGGGTCATGCTCTAATAACAATTTAACAGCCTTAACATCTTCAATTTCAATAGAACCTTTTTCAAAAATTACTTTGCCAGCGCTTGTGTTGCCGATCTCGTTTTCAAATGGCACAATTTTGCCAGCAATAATGCGACGGGATTCTGACGCTTCTAGGTCAGCTGAAAAGTTAATTATTTCCATTAGGACTCAATTCTTCCATTGCTCGGGCTTCCTCTACGCTTATTAAACCTAGGGTAAGCATTTTTTCAATTACATTTAATCTTTCCATTGGATTAGCCCGAAGGAAACCGCTGTCCATATCAAATGCAACAAACTGTGTAATTGGTGATAGATCGTCCATGCTAAAACGATTCTCTACTGCCGAAATGTAAGGTTGTAGTGATAGCGAAACAAACTGACGACGCTCATCTTGCACATTAGCATAAGTCATGCTGTTGTTTTGATCTGCTGAAATATAGTAAGCAGGTACATTGAACAAACGAGCAATTTGAGTAGCCATGTACTGTAATGCCTCGTTGTACATCATGTCTTTAGGACTAAATGAAGTTGGCTGATATTCCAAGGTTGAAGTTAGGTATGCAGTTGATCGCTCAGCTCTTGATCGCTTCCATGCTGCTAATAATCCTGAAACTTCAGCAGGTGGTAGATCAGCACCGTTATTTTTTAAGATACCTGAAGGAACTGGTGTTGAAGCCGCTGTTGCTGAGGCTTTTTCTAAGTCAATAGCAGCTCTTAGGATTCTTGCGCCAGCGTGAAGGATACCGTCAATAGGTGATTGAATAGTCACAAGTGAGCCAATACCTGACATTGGTCGCTCACGACCGTCTACTGTGTAGAAATCAACAAAGGTATTTAATTTATTAAGTTGTACTTGAACTCGTGTGTTATTTACAAAATCAAATCTTGCTGGACGGTTATCATCTTGATAAACCTCAGTTACTTCTAAATAAGCAGTACCGTAAAAAATTAAAGCGTCAACTATTGCAGTTAATATAACTGAGTTAGGTGCTGACTTAGATAATTGGTTTACCCAAGGTAAATTAGGTATTTCTGCTTTAGTTGCTTTTGAATAAGTCTTTAATTCCATTACGCCAACAGTTGTAGCAATTAAATTGCGGCAACGAAGAACGCTAGGAACAGTTACAGCTTCTTCTCTTGATACAGATTGAAATGGTGTGAACTGTGAGTAAAAATTAAAAGGGTCTGAAACGACAGGTGGGGCAAGTTGCGCCTTAATTGTTGATTTATCCTCTAGACCAATTAAGTTGCGGAAAAATCCCATAGGTGAAGTATATCACAAAACCTAGACATAAATCTGAGGAACTGATATTGGTTTTGACAACATGTGTACGCACATTGCCGTAGCAATAGCAGCTGTGACATCTCCAGCTGATTTTCTACGGACAATGCGCCACCCTGCGTCATTAGTTTTCATAGCTGCGTTATTCATTGAGTTAACCCACTCAGGTTGACCTTGGTGAACTAGACGGAGATTACTTAGGGCATCAGATAGTTCACCACAGGCTTGGTAGAAGGATTGACCCGAGATATCTACCAATTTATGCCCTGATTGAGTAAGTCTTTGCGCAATGCTAGCAGTAGCGTATTTGTCATAGGCGATATTGACAGGACGGTATTTCATAGCCCACTCGTTTATCTGACTAGCCATTTTAATCTCATCAATAGCGACCTCGCTGGTATAGGTCTCAATTACTCCAACACCTATCTTACCTTCAGGGGTTATCTGCGCACCCACCAACGCACCTGATCGCTTGCTAGGACTTACATCAAATGCCAATACAGTCATTGTGCCTATTGGCAGGATTAGATCGCTATTGCTTGTAGCTTCAATAGACCCAAATGTCCAAGGACTGACTTGGCTGTCTATCCACATACAAAGGGTCTCGGTTAATGTAGCTTCTATCGGATTAGTAGCAATAGATTCCTCGATGGCACTTTCTGTCACCGTCCAGCCAAGGGCAGGGTTCGCCATAGCCCAATACTTACGATTATGAATATCTTGTCTTGCTTCCATTGGTGCGCTGTACTCGTAATAGCCAAATGTCTTGCTTGGTGTTTCTTTAGCTCTTGAAACTAAATTATTAAGGACTGTACTAAATGCGTCACCTGCGTTTGAGGTTATTAAAGTCTGACTGTTAGGTCTTGCTCTTGTTGTTGGCACAGCTGCCTTAAATGCTTCCTCTGATACCTCTCGTGCCTCATCAATGTAAAGTAAGTCGCACGAAAGTCCTCGACTGCCGTCTCTAGTCGCTGCGACAATTTGATACCTTGCACCATTAAGCAATGTAATCGATTCTTGACCATTGGCATATCTGATTTGTCTGACTTGCGCTTTTAAGAAAGGGTGATCTTCAACTGTATTACATATCTGCCTAAATGTATCTAATGCCATGTTTCGATTAGAGGACATACCGATTATGTTCTTTTCACCAAATAGGAATAACCCTGCAAGGATACGCATACGAGCTAGGTGAGTCTTACCCTGTTGCCTGCTAACTAAACATAATGAGGTCTTACGGACGAACATACCGTCCTTGTCTACCTTCAACATATCCTCTAGTACAAAATGTTGCCAAGGTAGCAATGGCATACCAATTTTTTCAGCTAAATTTGCAACTTCGTCAATTCTTGACGCACCTTTGAGCAAAGGGCTGTGAATACGAGGCTTTACAGCCCCTATAAGCGGTTTTTTCTTTGCCCCTCGTCTTACTGGGTCAACCTTGGTCTGATCGGGTTTCATTTGGCTTTTTACGCCCGATTAAACGGCGAGTCAGGCTGAGCCACCCGAGTCTCAGGGAGAGAGGAGTCAGGAAAGACAGGGGGGGTAGACGACACGCCTAAAAAAACGCCCAGCTGTTTATCACCCTTCATTAGGTTGCACCTACGACAGATAGCAGCAAGGTTATCCATATCCCACATATCACCCATCTTGGTGCGTGGTATTACATGATCAACCTGAGTAGCTTCACCACCACAGATGTAGCAGACATAGCCGTCACGAGCTAACACTCTTAACCTTATGTCCTTCCATTTCTTTGAACCTAATGCTTTATTAGTCAATGCCAACCCTTAGTCTTTAGATGATGTAATGCTTTACATGCGTTAGGTATACCCATATCAGTAACTCCATACCTGTGTTGTATATATTTGATACCCAAGGCAGTCTGTTGTACTGGTGTCTTAGTTAGCATTATCTCGTTCTTTAACTGAGGTATGCCATACACCTGCTTAGTACCGTTCTTATTACCTACTGCTTCAGGTCTCCAATTACTTTCTCGTCTGTATAGCTCTAATATGCACTTATATTGTTTATCATCATTTAATGCGTATTTAGCATATATCTTAGGTGTAATTGTATAAACGGATTTCTTTGTAGTTATGGCTTTTGCTGTATCAACCTCTATGGCAGCTGTTTCTAGTAACACTAGACATAGCAGTAGCCCAAATGCTATAGCCCACGAACTCGCAAGCTCACCCCTACGGGGCTTGCGTTCAGGCTTTAAGAGCCTGCCGAAGGCTAGTAGCGTACCAGCCTTGTCAAATTTGTTAAGCATGCTATCCCACATAGTGAGACGATCTTTAGTGTGATCTACACCACAGTTTCTTTTACCCATAACCTTCACTCCACTCATGACCACATGCACAACATAAGTGCAAGTAGTCTTTGTTATATTGTGTTGTTTGTGTGTTATACCCTAGGCACTCGGGGCATTGATCTTTGCGCATATTGAACAGCTTAAACCTTCCATTTTCCAAGCCCCACACTTAATACATCTAACTGGCTCGACCATTTAACACCTTCATCAATTCTCCTAGTGGCATTAATGCTACATAGTCCTGAGCGTTCTCGCCTTGACCGTTCATGCGTAGCACTACAATGCCTAGCTTGTCTGACTGCCTTAATTTTAACTGCCTTATGGCTGATAATGGGTCAAATCCTGTGCGAGCCTTGACCTCAATATCAAACGGTATGCCGATCACATCTGAGCCTGTGCGCCCAGCCCCAGCGGATTCAGCATACGGATACCATTGTTTAAGGTAATCAGCTACAACTTTCTGCGTCCGATAACCTCTATGCTTGCGGTGTTGGCTCATCTTTAGCATGACCGAAATCAATATGGTTAATAACTCCACAACTTAGGCATTTAAGCAGATCGCCTTCATGCACTAAGCGTGGGTCATTACATAGTTCGCAACAGTCAGACATGTTTACAATGTCAAGGCTTGCACCTTCATCTGTAAATATAATCTTTGTACGGTCAGGGTAGATCATTTCCATATCGCCCATTTATTTATCCTGTTCTCCAAATGTCCATAAGCCGTTAGCTGTTAAGCGACCCCATACAGGCGCACATTGATCTGCCTTACGCTTCTCAACACACACAAACCCGTAATAAGGCTTACCTGCTTGGCTCGTACCCTCTTTACGGATCATTGCACCATGCTGGCACTCATAAGTTTGATCAACCACAGTTGCATTTAATGATTTAGCAACCTGCTCAACAGACCATTGCTCAGGCTCAGCCTTGGCTTCAGGCGCAGACCAAGGGTTGTTCTTTATGTCTGTCCTTAATGCCATTTCAATAGCGGCAGACTTTGAGCCTACCTTGCCATACATAGGCTTAACAGGCTCAGCATTACCAATAGAGACCTTTTCCATTTCAGCTCTATTAGGTCTAGGTGCCTTAGTACCGTCTTTTCTTGTAGAATACTTGGGATCACCTGAGTTGCTAATGCAACGGGCATAGGCACTTGTCTCTGCTTTTTCTATTGCAAACTGTGTTGCTAATGATTCACCAGCTAAACCGCTAATCCAAGGGTCTTTATCAGCCCAAGTTCTATAGAGTTCAACTTGTACAAAGACAAACCCGTCTGACACTTCATAAAATGACTTCATACGAAAGTCAGGGTTCTCTTTAGCAAACAGCTCTATTCTTTCCTCAGCTGTCATGTATTTATCTAGATCAAAATAAGCCATAATCTATTTCGTCCAATCCTTGTGCGTAGGCTTGTTGTTGTTCCAATGTCCATATACTGCCGTCATGCCAGTTCTCCAAGTCGGTTCGACATGGCTGACAATAATTGCGATATTTGCAGGTCGCTTTTCTGCTCGAACTAATGCTCGTGAAAATCGCCATGACTTGACCTTTGAGGCTAGTTGCCCCATAACGGTTTTTACAGTAGTCACAGTAATTCTTAGTCCTGTTCAGTATTATCATGTAGCTCTGCCATTATTTTCCTATACACGCAGGCGTATCCGATAATATCTTTGAGACTGTCCTCGTGGTGTGGACTCTCGCTGAGGCGTGAAACCTTGACGAGCAACATACACATGGCAGCTTGCTCTGGACTAATGTAAGTGTCCAAGTAACCTGACCATAGTTCTGAGATTCGTCTGTGGTTTGTAGCTGCTGAGCCATAGTCTGAACCTCTTGACGCAACAATGCCACTAATCTCATTGAGCCACTCATCAGTTTTTTTCATAGTCAAATACCTCATCTGAGACAACTCGTTCGGTTGCCTTGGCTGAAGCATATCCATTGACCCACCCACGCTGTTTACCTATCAGGAAGCCTCTATCAAACCCAATGTAATATGCACAATAGGCGATACCAGCTGTGTAAAACAATATACTGACTGTAATCCATGTATTCATATTTTCCTTTCCGTTGACAGATTTTGCCAACACCGAAAGTATGATGATTTGTTCATGGTAAGTGTAGGAACTGACAGGCGTGTCCTATAACGCTTTTGTTACAAAACCCCTATTGCGTCGAAGTCGTCAATATGGTCATCAATGGTTCGGTCAGGCTCTTTTCCCATAGACCTTACCTTCAAATATAAAACTACCGTCATGGTTGATAGGTATTGTGACTACGGTCACACGAGTCTTATCTACATAGGCAACAGCAAAGCCTGACTGCCAGTTGGCATAGCCCCTTGTATAGCTCATACCGCTACTAGATAGGTCAACTAAGTTGCCTACCTCAACACCCTGCAATACACGCCCTAAACGCCCATTGTGAGCCTCTGAGTAGGACATGTGACCTAGCCTGTGGGTGTGACCACAGACAACATTTTTACCTATGCGGCGTGCGCCGTTTAAGGCTGTCTGCCCAGCATTGTTAGACATAGGGAAAGCGTCGCCATGAGTGACGTGCCAACCTTTTGCCCAGTCAAATCCGTATGGGTGATACTTAATGTTGAGCTTGTCATATCCCATAAAGCGTTCATATTTGAGTTCGGGTAGGTTAAGAAAACTTGGGAGTCTTTTCTTGATTGATTTGTAAAGTCTGATTCCATGGTTGCTTCCTACTATGTCCGTTACTCCCAAGTAGGTTAATACCTCTTGGGTAAATACTCTGTCCTCATCTAAGTTGCCTACCATTTCATCAACGGTATTGGCATTAAAACTGCCCAACTGGGGTAGGTCGACTTCATCTCCGACACATATTGTCTGATGAGGTTGCCACTTGGCTAGCAACCTGCCTACATTCTTTACTGCTAATTCGTTAATAAATGGTGCTTGTAAGTCACTTATGAACGCAATGCGTTTAATAGGTTAGTCCTCGTCCTCGTCGTCGTCTTGAAAAGGTGTAATGTCAGTATCAGCTGTTGTAGGTATTAGCCACTCAGGCATACTGTTTTTGTTATCCATTAGACCTAATGCAATTTCGACGGTAAAACCAGCCCTGCGTAATGCTCTAAAATACTCATTAAGCGCAATGGCGTGCATGTCAAGTGCAGTAGTCTCTGTACGAGCTACTGATCTACGACGGCGTGCTGGTTTCTTTTTGGCTGCCATGTTTTAATTGTCTCTCGATAGTATGACAAATAAGTCATCAACACGCCCTTCAAGGCGGTTGATTTGATCTTTAATACTTGACCCACCATTTGGGCGAAGTTCATTTAACCAGCCTTTGACTAGGAACCTAAGCCCTATTGCAAAGCCAGTAAATACAGTTGTAATTGCGGCACATATAGCGGCAATATCTACCGCTGACATTACTCTTTTGAGCCTATGCCAAACTGTGTGTCATCAGGATTTAATCCACGAAGGATAGGACCAACAAAAGCTATTAAAAACGCTTGCCAAATCTTGTCAACTGATGCGTCAGGTGCAGCTACATAAACTGTTGCTAGTGCTACAAATGCTGAACGACCATAGCTGTTGATTATTGCCCAATGTTTTGATTTCATATTTTGCCCCCTAGTAGTGGTATATCAAAAAAGGTGCTGTCTTGATCTGTCTTACCTTTTTTAAAACTGATATGTATATGAGAATTATGAGGATTAAAGCCACGATATTTTCTCCATGACCAGTTAAGTATTGGTGAGGCGATCTTGCCTAAATGGATTACATAAGATATGCGTCCATGATTTTTCCCGTAGAGTCTAAGCTGATCTGCCAAATATGCTGAATCCCCTCGGTTGTCAGAAAGGCGAGCGTCAATGTCAACTGCTCTAACCACACCAGTCTTTGCCTCTGGTATATGGTCGGACTTACCTGCCTGTTGATGGCGCAAATCAGCCACCCACCCGTCACTCCGCCTGCTACGACTTGGGTAAAAATCATCTATTTGTTCACGCAGCTGTACTGCGGACTTACTAAGCCAAGGTTTTGTGGTCGTCATTACTGCACTCCCAGCGATATTGGTCATTTAACAATAGCTCGTCATGTCCACATTCAGGATTAGGTGCAATGAAAGCGTCTGCAACATCATCATATTTGTAACCTATGCCAGCATAATTGAATCTATAGTTATTGTTATAGCTAGTACGCTTGCACTCTTGACCTCTAAAATTACCGTACCAAGTTTCAGGGTCTAAACCTTCAATTAGTTCTGTTTCATCAATACCAACAATAACCTCAGTAACAACTCTATTGTTATCTAAAAATGCGTAATGCGCCATTATGCCCAACTCACATTTCCTGTGCCAGCAGTAATTGTAGTTACTTTATTTGTACCAACTGTCGCAGTAGAACCAGTTAAACCAGCACCGATTGTAATTATGTATCCAGCAGGGTAGGAAAGGATTACAACACCTGAACCACCATTACCACCGTTGCCACCTGTTCCTGAAATAGCGTTACCGCCACCGCCACCACCGCCTGTGTTAACTGTTCCAGCAGTTCCGTTAAATGCAGTCGTTGAGGAACCAGTTCCACCTGCACCACCGCCGCCTAAACCACCTGTGCCAACAGTTCCACCATTATTAGTTCCACCGCCACCACCGCCTGCATAATAAACGGATGATCCTGTTATTGAATTTGTT